AGACAATGAATTGGGTGGTTCTTCTACAGGATATCGTTTGGCGGGTGGTAAGATTTTATGTATCAATGAATTCGTAAAAGAGGCCAGAAATACATATCATGAAAATTATCCAAACACTCCTATACTTCCAGATGACATAAAGGAACTTACAGGACAAGACCTTCTGACTGCTGCTAATATTGGAGTAGGAGAAGTTGATATCTTGGATGGTTCACCACCATGCTCTGCTTTCTCTATGGCTGGTTCTGTAGTACAAGGTAGTGGTCATAGTATTGGTTTTGGTAAAACTAAAAAATATTCTGATGGTAAACAAGTAGAAAATATTGAAGATTTATTTTTTGAGTTCATTAGAGTTGCAAAAGATATTCAACCTAAAGTTATTGTTGCTGAGAATGTGTCAGGTTTGTTAATGGGTGAAGCAAAAAATTATTACTACAGGATTACAGCAGAGTTTGGAAATATTGGTTATAACGTATCTTCTATGTTGCTAGATTCATCTCATTATGGAGTACCACAAACAAGAAAGAGAGTTATTTTTATTGCAGTTCGTAAAGATGTAACTGATGCGATTGGTCTTACTTCTCTTAACATTGCTGGTATATTTCCAGAAAAGACTAGTGAAACTGTTACTAGTGGAAATGCATTTAGTGACCTAGTGTATGATGAAGAAGAAATAAAAATGCTAACAGAATCTTTTACAAAGGGCTCTCATTTTGTGACAGCATCAAAGATGCCACTTGATCCGAAAAAAGTATTAACTGGCTGTGATTATCATCCTAAAGGACATCACTTTAATATGAAAAGAATTTCAAGATTCAAACCAGCTCCCACCATCACAGCTTCTGGTGGATGCATTCATTGGAGTGAAATGCGAAAACTTGCATTATGTGAAACTCGTAGACTCACTTCTTTACCAGAAGATTTCAAACTAACTGGAAAGTGGGAACAAAGATCGGAACGTATGGGTAGAATGGTGCCACCATTAATGATGAAAGCGATAGCAAAATCCATATACAAAAAAGTACTTAAACCTTATAAGGAGTTGAACAATGGCTGATTTTACTTTTGCACATAGAAAAGAAGGATTCGATGAACATATTGAAAATTCAATTCGGGGTTATTCAAGTTTAATGGAAGATGTAATTAGTCTTTCACGTTATTTTGTAGAAGATAATGCTAACATAGTTGATATTGGATGTTCTACAGGAAAAAATACAAAAGCCATGATGGAGTATAATAAAGACCATTCTCCTGAAGCAAAATATATCGGAATTGAAATAGCTGATGGTTTTGAACAAGATTTGAAAGACCGAAAGAAAGAATTGAATGCTGCTGGATTTAATAATGTAGAATTCATAATGAAGGATATTCGTAGGTATCAAATAACAAATGCTAATCTAATTACTTCAATTTTTACTCTACAATTTATGCCAAAAAGAGATAGAAAACAAGTTATTTCTGGTATCTATTCTGGATTGAATGATGGTGGAGCTTTCATTTTTGCAGAAAAAACTATCTGTAAAAGTGCTCTGGTACAGGACATGATTACATTCAATTATTACGATTACAAACGAAAATCATTTGATACAGAAGACATCATGGATAAGGAAAGAACACTCAGAAACATCATGAAACCTCTCACATGGGAGCAACTTGAACACATGATATCCTATGCTGGGTTCACTACAGTTCAACCATTTTGGCGTAATCACAGTTTTGTGGGTGCAATAGCGTTAAAATAATACAAAACTCTTGACAAAACAATTTAATATGGTATAATAGTATTATGAGTCCATTTGATTACCTAAAAGCGATTAACGAAACCAAAGAAGATGTGATGCTTACTCCACAAGATGAGAGGAAGTACTCTTCTTTTATCGTAAATCGCGGGCTATCTTTCTTTATGGACACCATATTTCAAGTAAATGAGATGAATCGTAACCACCACCTTGACAGCCGACTTCAATTTGACTATCTACTAAATAATATTAGAAAGAAACGAAGGTATAGTAAGTGGCTGAAACCAGAGAAACTACAGAATGTTGAATTGGTGAAAGAGTATTATGGATTTAGTTATGAGAAAGCTAAGGATGCTCTGAGAATACTTTCTGAGAATCAGTTGGCTTATATCATAGATAAACTGAATCAAGGTGGAGTGGAAAATGACAACAGGAACAGAGAACATGGTGGAGTGCACTCTGGAAAATCCAGATGATTTTCTCAAGGTGCGTGAAACACTTACTAGAATCGGGGTAGCTTCCCGAAAAGACAAAATATTGTATCAATCTTGTCACATACTACATAAACAAGGTAGATATTATATTGTACACTTTAAAGAATTATTTGCACTTGATGGTAAACCAACCAATTATTCAGAAAACGACCAAGCAAGACGTAACACAATAGCAAATCTTTTATCGGAATGGGGCTTAATTGCACTAGTGAATCCAGAATCTTCAAGTGAATTAGTTGTTCCGTTGAATCAACTAAAGATCCTATCTTTTAAAGAAAAAGACCAATGGGATCTTACAGCAAAATATAATATTGGAAGTAAAAGGACTGAAGATGCCGACCAACAAAAAGAATGAAACATTAAAATTTTATAAATTACATCCAAATGCTAAAGACCCTCTTTATGCAACGGAGGGTTCAGCATGTTTCGATATTCACGCGTGTTTTGACGGAGTAGAAAAATATCAACTTCGTCAAGATACTCTAACTAGATTAATCGCAAAACCATTTAGGAACGGAGTTCTTCAAGTACATAACATGGAAAGAGTAATGATTCCTACTGGATTGATTTTTGATATTCCAGAAGGTTACTCAGTTCGTCTTCATTCTAGGTCAGGTTTGGCTTGGAACGAGGGTTTATACCTAACAAATTGTGAAGGTATAATAGATTCTGACTATGTAGATCCTATTTTCGTTATGATGACTAGCATATCTCAATCTCCAAAAACAATAAATAATGGAGATAGAGTATGTCAAGCTGAATTGGTGAAAAAGATATATCATGGTTTAACCGAAATCAAAAAACCACCAGTTCAAAAGACCGAGCGAGAAGGTGGATTTGGTTCAACAGGTAAATAACTGAAAAGTTATATAACCAAAACTTTAATTCAAAGGGAGTAATCCTATGTTAGAAAAAGCAATTGGCTGGATTCGCAGTCTTACAGAAGCTGGCCTTGCGTTAATCGCATTAGGCGTGGTTCTTCAAATCATTTTTGGAGCAGCTGTTCCTTTCATTGGCATTGATGTCATTGGTTCAGTAGTAGGCTTAGTTAAACAACTAGGTGGTGAAGGACTTGTAGGCTTAGCAGCAATTTGGGTACTTTGGGGAATTTATTCCAAGAAGTAAACTTATATCATCTGACAAAGGGTGATTAAACTCACCCTTTTCACTTTTTTTACATTATGACTAAATACTATAATAGTAATTGGCAAATTGATGAAAAAATTATGAAGACTAAATATAAATTGATAGTAAAGGAATCGGGAAATTATACTTCAGATTCTTTAAGCAGTCTACTTTGGACTGTTTTCAAACATCGTTGCGAACATCTCTTCAAAGGAGAAGGTTGGCGCGACTGAGGTTGACCAATTGTGGTAACCTCTAATCCACGAATAGATGTTGTATTTCTGTTCGTGATTACTCCAAGTCTACGTGCTGAAGATTGGAGTGTAATATTAACCTCGCTTTAAAGGAGGCCCTATGTATACATTAGCACCACACACATTCCCCACACCACAAGACCTACAGAAAATGCTCGGATTCAGCGTTGGATTCGATGGATTTTTTAATCGTCTTTCTAGCGTGGACATCGCCCAGTCGGGCTATCCACCATATAACATTCGCAAACTTAATGATCTACAATATGTTGTTGAACTAGCTCTTGCTGGTTTTTCAAAAAGTGATATTGAAGTAGAAGTAACCGATGGTACTCTTACCATTCGTACTGCTACCGCGAAAGATGATGGGGCTGATAATGATGAAAAAAGTTCTAATAATGAAATTGGTTTTGTACATCAAGGGATTGCCAAAAGATCTTTCTCTCGGCAGTTCAACTTGAGTGATGATATCATTGTTAAAAATGCCGATCTCCAAGACGGTATGCTTATTGTGAATCTGGAACGTGTAATTCCAGATGAGAAAAAGCCTAGACTGATTCCCATCGGTCAATAGCCACTGTGGTGCCCCCAATCTGAATTTCGCAAGATTGGGGGATTATAAATAATATTATAGAATTAATATAAACTAAAAATAGGAGAAGTGAAGTGGCAAAATCTAGAAAAATGAAATCTAAAAAAGAATTAGAAAAAGAAGGTAGAACTCTTGGAATAGAGTTAGACCGAAGACATAATAAAGAAGACCTTATTGCTGAATTAGAAGCAGTAGAACCAGAAGAATTACCAAGATTCGCAACTGATGCAGAGGCAGGATTCAAAGAAGAGTCTAGTGATGTAACTTGGAATAGTATTGAAGAATTTACAGAAGCAGTAACTTCAACTGGAATGATATTTGATCGGGATTTTATTCCTGTTAATATTGAAGCCCTTTATGAGGCGTTCACATCCAATCCAGAAGAATTTAAAGAAACCCCAGCTTACAAATTTTTAACACAATAAAGGATATACAACATGGCACACGCACATAAAGGTAAAAAGAAAGTATCTAAAGCAATGGGAGAAATTTTAAAAGCTCCTAAAAAAGTTGAAAAGGCAGCTAAAGTTGCTGTTAAGTATGTCAATCATACACATTGGGATACTAAAGAAGCATTTGCTGCAGCAATAAATGCATCGGGTATTAATCCAAATGCAATAAATGTCAACGCAGAATGGGATCTTTATCAATCAGACACAAAAGGTTACAGGAATCATCTTAAATTAGAGAAATAAGGTAAAACTTAATAGGAGTATATGATGGCACAAGTGCAAAAAAGAAAAGTATTAAAAGAAGTTCTTTTTGATGATGTGGAAGAAAAGATAGAATATGATTTTTTGACTCGCGACCAGTTTTTTCAAAAAGTACCAGAAACAAGGCCAATGTCGGCGAGTGGTGTAGAGATGTGGGAAAGATACCTACAAAATCCGAAAGGATTTAAATTTTAGGAGAATATTATGTTACCGTTATTATTATTTAATGTTATTTCTAGTCTTGTCGTAGACAAAGCAACAGATTTAGCAACTGAGCATGTGGAAAATATGATAGATGATTTACTTCCAGAAAGTGCTAAAAAAGAACTGGATAAGGTTATAAAATCAGATCCAAACCATACTTTCACAAATGCTAAAGATGCATTGATGGGAGCGGTTGAAGGTAAGTTACCTATAATTAAGGCAGACGGAACTCTTAAACCAATAGAAATGACATTTACAATTAAATATGATCCTACTACTGGATCAGTTGATATAGATAAATCTTAGGAAGGAATATTATGGCAGTCAAGATACCATTATATAATGGCCACCTGACAAAAAACTTTGGGTATCAAGAAATGATAAAAAGTTCCACTGCTGACCGATTAGGCATATCAAATGACGCTTCAAGAGAACACGTTATTAATTTAACTAATCTCTGTAATTTTATTTTACAACCAGTAAGAGAAGAATTTGGAGTTATTCGTATCAATAGTGGATATCGTTCTCCAGCATTGAACAAGGCAGTGGGTGGATCAAAGACAAGTCAGCATTGTAATGGACAAGCAGCAGATTTTGAATCTACAAAAATTTCAAATCCAAACCTCGCAAAATGGATTTCTGAGAATTTAATATTTGACCAACTCATCTTAGAATTTTATGATGGAGTTGACCCAAATAGCGGATGGGTACATTGTTCTTATGTTCTTGATGGGAGTAACCGCAGTAAAACAATGACGGCTCTAAGAGTCAATGGGAAGACCCAATATAAGACAGGCCTTCTCTCATAGGAGGAAAATATGAAATATGTGTGGCTAGTTTATCTACAAATTTTATTTGTGATAGGTGCCAATCGCGATAGGCGTTCGTGGGTTGACAAACACATTCTATTATGTTATAATAGTTTAGATAAGTTAAAAGTGAATTACGTTAAATACATAGACCATCCTTGATAATCAACTAGATAAATTTTAATGTTTTATACTAATGTACAACCTCATGGCAATTTCATTGCTTTGAGAGGTGTTAATGATCGTGGTGAATCTTTCAAAGAGAAATTGAACTACGAACCTACCTTATTTGTAGAATCTCATAAACCTCAAAATCCCCAATGGAAAACTCTAGATAATCGGAATGTTGCTCCTGTGAAATGGGGTTCTATGAAAGATTCTCGCCAAGCCATGAAAGAGTATGGTGGTAATGTTTTTGGGTTTGATCAGTTCCAATATTCTTTTATTTCTGATAATTATCGTGGTATGATTGACTACGATTTAGATAAGATTAAGATTGGATATATTGATATTGAAACTAGTTCTGAACATGGTTTTCCAGATGTAAGAAACGCCACAGAAGAAGTCTTGGCTATCTCTTATCGTTGTGGAGAAACTTTTAGAGTATATGGTTGTCAGGGATATGAACCAAGTGAAGGTGTTCTGTTTGTTCCCTGTACAACTGAAGAACATCTTTTACTTGAATTTGTGAATGATTGGAGTATGAATTATCCAGATATTATTACTGGATGGAATTCAAGGTTTTTTGATATTCCATATCTTGTCAATCGCATAGTCAAAGTTCTTGGTCAAAAAATGGCTAACAAACTTTCTCCTTGGGGTTGGTATAAAGAGAACGAAATAAATCTATTTGGTAATAGAAAACTACAGGTTTTTGAACTGGTTGGTATTTCAAGTATTGATTACATGGATGTTTACAAAAAGTTTACCTATGTCAATCAAGAGTCTTATTCTTTGAATCACGTTGCCTACGCAGAGTTGGGTGAAAAGAAACTAGACTATTCAGAATATTCTTCATTACATGAACTATACAAAACAAACTTTCAGAAGTTCGTTGACTATAATGTTCGTGATGTTGTCTTGTTGGAAAGATTAGAAGAAAAACTGAAACTCTTGGAGATGATTATTTCACTTGCATACATGGCCAAATGTAATTTTAATGATGTGTTTAGTCCTGTGAAGATGTGGGATTGTATTATCTTTAATCATTTGAAAGACCAACAAATTGTTGTTCCACCAAAGAAACATGAGACTAAATTAGAAGCGTACGAAGGTGCCTATGTGAAAGATCCTCAAATTGGTCGGCATAAGTGGGTTGCTAGTTTTGACTTGAATTCTTTGTATCCACATCTGATAATGCAATATAATATATCACCAGAAACAATGGTTGGGTATAGACCTGAAGATGTTAATGTTGAAGATATGTTATATAAGAAAAATGATTTGTCAAAATTAGATACAAAAACAATTACTCCAAATGGTGCTCAATTCAGAACAGATAAACAAGGTATTCTTCCTGAATTAATGGAAACATTATATAAAGAACGAGTGATATATAAAAAGAAATTGGGGGAAGTCAAAGCATTATATGAAGAAACTGGTAGAAAAACATTATTAAAAGATATTTCTACCAATTATAATATACAAATGGCAAGAAAGATTGCTTTGAATAGTGCTTACGGCGCTATTGGTAATCAGTATTTTAGATATTATGATGTAAGACAAGCAGAAGGTATTACAAAGGCAGGTCAATTAACTATTCGATGGATTGAAAATGATGTAAATGATTTTTTGAATAAGACCTTACAAACAAAAGACATTAGTTATGTAGTTGCATCCGATACTGATTCAATCTATATTCGATTGGGAGAATTTGTTAATAAAGTATTTAAAGATAAATCAGACAATAAAAAGATTGTAAAAGTATTGGAGAAGTTTTGTGATGAAAAATTGCAACCATTTATTAATTCAAGTTTTCAAAACCTTGCAGATTATGTAAATGCATTTCAGCAAAAGATGTTTATGAAGCGTGAAGTAATTGCAAACAAGGGAATATGGACTTCAAAGAAAAGATATATTTTAAATGTTTTAAATGATGAAGGTCTGACTTTAAATGAACCGAAGTTAAAAATGATGGGTATTGAGGCTGTTAAAAGTTCTACCCCAGCGCCATGCCGTACAAAGATTAAAGAAGCATTAGAAATAATTATGGCAAAAGATGAACAAGCATTAATTCAGTTCATAGATAATTTTAGAATACATTTTAAGAAATTAAAACCTGAACAGATTGCATATCCTCGTTCCGTTAATGGAGTTGTTAAGTATGCTGATAGTACAAACATCTATCAGAAGTCCACTCCAATGCATACGAAGGGATGTTTATTGTATAATCATTATTTAAAAGAAAATAAATTAACTTACAAATATGAAACAATTAAAGAAGGTGATAAGATTAAGTTTCTCCAATTGAAAGAACCTAATCCAATACGAGAAAAAGTAATTGCCTTTCCAACTAAACTTCCAAAAGAATTTAAGTTGCATCCTTATATTGATTATGATAGTCAGTTTGATAAATCATTTTTAGAACCTTTACGATT